ATTGTAGCGTTTGCAGCAGGTAATTTTAAATTGCCCCCAAAAAATTGTTTTGGTTCTTTAAACATCCATATAAGACAAGAAAATTGCACACTATCACAGTGCGGTTTATAATATTTTGCTTTGTCGTAATAACTTATAAATGTAGCATCAGCATTAGTGTTACAAAAATTATTGTGATGCAAAGGCATAGTTTCTAAAACTATATCGTGAAACTCTTTAGTTCTTTGTTTATACATATTACGTAATATAGGAGATATATCCCTACCTTTTTGTGTATAATAATCCCAAACGTGAAAACGAAATGCATTAGATTTTGCAACTCCATCTTCTTTTGCAACAGGACTTCCTTCATCGTCTGCTTTTTCTTTTATAGGTTGAGTAAGATACATGTTTAATTCATGCCACACAGCAGACAATTCATCTTGAGTATACCAATTATCTATAACCAAATAAGGACATTCTTTTCTTTGATTATATATTTTAATATCCCAATCTTGTTTAATTGTTTTTATAATTGCACTCATGTTTTACTTTTATACCTACCATCTCGTTTACATAATCTTTTAAAAGGAATCAATCTACCTTTGTATTCAACAACAACTTCGTGCATTTTTCTACCCATAAACTGTATGGTATACACAGGTTTCTCACATTTTATTAAATGTAATGTATCCCACTTAACAATATTAATCCAACGGTATTTATTTACTTCTAGCTCTTTTTGTCCGGGAACTCTAACATACTCTGTATATCTGCCCCACAAAAGAAAAGCAATAAAGTTTCCCTCATGGTCGTGCATGACTTGTTCAACTGGCAATATTTTAGAAAAAAAGAAAGCAAAGTATGGCGACCAAAATCCCCATCTTAATAATGTTATATGATTAGTTCTTGTAACTACATGAGATGGCCCTATACCCCATTCAACTCCATTAGCCATAACACCCCCTACAAGTCTTTTAATTTTACAATATCATAGCCACCAGAACCATCTGATTTAGGAACTTTTACATATTCTCCTATATCTTCTTTACTTACATTTTGAGCTATACGATTACCATGATTATCAAATTTTGGAACTACAATTTCAGTATCAGCTAGGTTAGTAAGCTCGTCTGCGTAATCAGCTGTATATTCTTCATACAAATTAGTGCCTTCTCCATATACCATATATCTTTCAAGATGGGCAACTAAAACAACTTCTGTTAGTTCTTTTGCATTATTAAATTGAAATTTGTACATATCGTCTGCATGTGCTAATTTTTTACTTTTTGAAATCGGCATGACTATATCTGATTTTAATGATTCAGCCCAAGCCCAAACATTATCATTCGTGCCAGTAACATATATAGCTTGTGTAGCCTGCATTTGAAAAGAAGCATTACACATATCAGTTACATATTCTACGGTAAGATTGCTAGGGACTGTTACTACAGGCATAACAGCTCCTTTCTTATAAACTACTTCCATCGTTTTTGTTGTAGTATCTAGGTCATAAAAATATTTAATAAAGTCATGGTTTAACAAAATACTGTTTTGTATTTTACTACTATCTTTATAATCAGGAGCACAACTACAACCATGTAGACTGTACTTATTTGCTCCCATTTTTACACCCCACACATTAGGTTCGTGTGGCCATGTTTCACCAGGAAATTTTTTTGCTATTTCAGCTTTAATTTTTTTAACTTCATCATCCTCGTTTCCTGCCCAATAAGTACGATGTACAACTTTTTTGTTTTGAATCCATGCTCTATATAAAACTGGGTTACTCATTATGATACTGCTCCTTGGACATTTCCACTGCCATCTTCGTATGTTACCGAATTACCGTTTAAATTAATAGCTTTACCTGCTGCTCCACCAGCTCCACCAGCTCCAGAACCACCAGCTTGTCCAGCTTGTCCAGCTTGTCCAGCACCGCCACCAGCTCCACCAGCTCCAGAATTACCTGTTTGACCATCAGTTCTTCCAGCTCCACCAGATCCACCACCACTAATACTACCTGCTTGTCCGTTAGTAGCTACTAAATTATTTCCATTAGCAGAACCACCAGCACCCGCAGCACCCGCAGCACCGCCGTTTTGACCAGCTCCACCGCCACCGCCACCGCCAGAAGCAGAATGAAAAATATTACCACCTTTTCCACTGAAAGATTGGGCAGAATTTCCACCGCCACCACCGCCACCACCGCCGCCTTTGATGTTTCCACCATTGTTTTGAATGGTTGCGTCAATACCTAAATTAATAGCAGCACCCGCTGCCGCACCCGCTGCACCAGCATTACCTTGATTTCCATTACCACCAGCACCACCAGCACCCGCTGCTCCACCAGCTCCAGTAATCTGACTATTGTTTATAATTTTAACAGTATCGCCAGATGCCCATTGGTTTCCTGTATCAATACCATACCCACCTGTGCTTGACGAACCTACAACAGCTTGTACGGTTAGTGTTACATCAGAAATACCAGATTGATAGGTACCACCTCTGTTGGAATAAATATTGTAGTTTTGTGTTGTGCTTGATATTTGAAGTGCAATGGCTATACGGTTTGTACTACCATAAAATTGAGACATAGAAATAGTGCCACTAGTTGGTATAGAACCTGACTCACCTGTTGAGCCTGAAGGTACATTAGCACCACCAGCATAATATTCTGATAGAGAATCAGATCCACCAGCAGAATCTCCAAACTCTGCTACGATCTCTGATATTGCTAATGATGAACCGCTATCCTTTATTGCCATTTTCTAGCTTCTCCACTTTCTTTTCTAATTCTTTAATTGCTTCAATGAGGACACCAACTAAATTACCATAAGCTACTGACATATATTCACCTTTGTCATGCACAACTTGTGGCATAACTTTTTGTATTTCTTGAGCTATAACACCTGTGCCTTCTCTACCATCTCTGGTAAATGTAACACCTCGCATTTCTTTAACTCTGTCTAAACCATTTTTTATAGTTTCAATGTCGTCTTTTAATCTTTCGTCAGAAAAAGCTGTAACATCATTATTAAAAGTAGCCGCACCTGCTGCTGACATATCTAATGTCAAAGCAGTAATTACTGAACCGCCATCATTGCCTTTAAAAATTATATCTTTGTCACTTGTCGCACTTTGCATAACAAAGTCAGTTGAGCTATTGGTAAAACGACCAAACTCAGTACCACCATCTTTTAAGATAATGTCTGCACCATCAGCATCTAAAACAATGTCTTGACCATCAAATAAAGATTGATCTCTTGTCTTAAACTGCCAACCAACTGTGCTGTCACCAGAGTAAACTAATGTAAATGCCGCTCTTTCGTTAGCAACTACTAAATCATAACTAGCTCCATTTATATTAGAACTGTTTCTACCAATTGTAAGATTGTTAGAATCAAAGGTGTTTTCAGAATCCATAAAAGTTACTTCATCACCCGCTGCTGGAGATGCTGGTAAAGTTATTGTTCTTGCACCACCTGAAGTATCAGCTAATATCTGTGCTCCTGCTTGTACAGTTTCATTAGCACTTATAACACGCCAAAACTTTGTTTCGTGATCTTTAACAATATCAGTACCATTTGAATGACATATGTAATGATGTCCTTCACATAATTTAAAACCTGTTTGACTAGTGACCTTAAATGTAAGTGTAAATCCAGCATGGTCTGTACCGTCAAATATATTAAAAATTTTTTCTATTGAAGCAGGCATGTTTACTGTTCTGTTTGCAGCTAATGTACCTGTAAATTTAAGTGTCATGTTACGAGCATTTGATACTGAAGCATTATTCATTGCTAAAGTAACATCAGAAGATGCAACAGCAATTTCTTCATAACCCGCTATAGCTTGTTGTACGACATTAAAATTGTTGTTTGTTTTATCGCCCCATGTTCCTGGATTCTCTCCAGTAGCCATTAATTCGATTTTTAAGTCACTTGAGTATGATGATGCCATAATTACCTACTTTGTTCGTTTAAATTCATTATAAGACCCCTATGCAACCTTTTCAACCTCATCCACAGCAGTCCATGTTTGTGAAGTTCCTGTGCTAACAGCAGTCCATGTTTGAGCTGTACCTGTACTGACAGTAGCCCAACCTACACCATTAGCAACACCAACTGAAGCTGTTAACGCTATACCTGTTAAATCTACTGGCGTATTTAAATCAATAGATAAACTTCCTATTGAAGAAGTGCTTGAAATTCCAGTAGCAGAAAGATTAGCGTTTGCCTGTGTGGTAGATGAACCTGCGTTCAACGCTAAAGCAGAACCAGTCACTGCAACTACTAAAACTTGCTCTTGCATACTCGCAAAAGATTGTTCTGCAAATGCTACTGTACCGAAGCTCATAACTAGCTCCTATTCTTTAGTTCATCAACTTCATTCTTCAAATCTTTGATAGCTTCAATGAGAAGCCCAACCATATTGCCATATGCAACTGATTTAATCTTATCTTCTGATTTATCTTCTCTAACTACCTCTGGAGCTACTTTTTCTACTTCTTGAGCTATCACACCCATTTGTCTTTCGCCATCAGCATCAATTCTATCAAAAGTAACACCACGCATTTGACATACTTTATCTAAAGCATCTGGTATTGTTTCTATGTTCTCTTTAAGTCTTTTATCAGAAAAAGCAGTTACATCGTTATTAAAAGTTGCTGCTCCAGCAGCAGACATATCTAATGATAAAGCAGTTATAAGTGAACCACCATCATTACCTTGTAACAATAAATCATTATCAGACCCCGCTGAATATATAGCTAAATTAGAGCTTGAGTTGTATATAGTACCAATAGCTGTGCCACCATCCTTAAATTGTAATTCTCCACCATCTGCATCAAGAACAATATGACCAGCAGAATCTAATGTAAGATTACCTGAACTTAGGTCAATCTCTGTGCCATCTATTGTAATATTATCTACTATCACACCAGCGTTTGCGGTTACCGTTCCGTTAAACTCTGCTCTTCCAGCGTGTGAACCATCTAATGTTAAAAATGTAGTATCAGCACCACCATCAGTTCCTTTGAAAATAATGTCTGAATCGTTTGCTGCAGCATCAATCGTAATGTTTCCAGACGATGTTGATATAGTGACTGCAGCATCACCCGCTGTAAGGTTATCGGCTGCCAATGAACTAACACTCGCTGCTGCAAATGAAAGCGTTCCACTACCATTTGTTTTTAAAAAATGCCCATCACTTCCATCAGCTGTCGGCATATTAAAAGCGGTACCACCAGAAGTCATAATTATTTTACTGCCATCAGAGGCAAAAGATTCGTTTGCATCATGGAATTGTAAAGTAGGTGTGCCACCAGAATCTGTTAATAATAGACCAGTGTCATGCACATGTGTTAGAGCTATTTCATCATTTGCGCCAAACGATAAGATCGCACCATCGTGTTGTAATTCTAAATCTTG